TAAACTTCATCTATGCCTAATAATTTTATTTGACCATATTCTTTTTCAAAACTAGGTAACTGCAATGATGAACAAGTTGGTGTAAACGCACCAGGCAAACTGAATAATACTACTCTCTTGCCTGCAAAATAATCGTCTGTTGTTTTATTTAACCATTGACCACCAATGGCACAACCACCATCTGTCTCTACTTCGTCACCTACTCTAATTCTAAATGTTACCTTTGGTATTTTTAAATCTCTTTTCATACTTCCTCTGTTCACTTTGCCATTTCTTATAACCATCTGCCCATTGTTGTGGTGTTTGTGATTTAGGTATTGACCTCTCTATAAGGTACTCTCTAAATTCTGTTAATCTGTTTATAAGATATGTAATTAATTTAATCATTCTATACAATATATCAAATTTGCTCAAGATTGTCAATGCTGGAATAGTCAACATAAAACAAGTTTTGTTGTCCTTCCCATTCTGGAGTATGCATATTTACGTTGTCTTTTAGGTTTAAATCTCTATGTACTTTGTAAAATGTGGTCTTCGGATATCTCTTCATAAGACTCAACCATTGGTTTACCCAATTGGTGTGTGGTGTAGGACCATTCTCTACAGCAACATAGTGTTTTGTTCCTTTGTAGATATTGTTAATTGTTGGTTTAGTAGACCTTAAATCGTGACCTATTAGAAATACCTCTGTCGCCTTGTAGTGTTCACACGCAACATAACCACTTGACGGACCAGCAGCCCACCCAAGGTCTTTTGGTTTCATTATATCACTTAAATTATGAGACTTATCATTTTTAGGGTGTATCCAAGATAGTTTAACTTGACCTGTACTAATCTCTTTTTCTACAATCTCTTTATTCTTTTTTATTATATGTGCTACACCCTCTAATTTAGAACCGTGAAATACAAACTCCTCTGCCTGACCTCTTTCATTTTCTGTAAATACACCTTTTTCGTTTCTAACTAATTCTAAATCCATTTTAGTTATTGCACCCTCAACCATCATCTTATAATGAAAGGCAGGTACTTTTGTCCAGTCTCTAAAGAAACAAGGTATTTTACAAGCAACACCAGCGTGATATATTTCGTGCATTATACCGTGGTCAACACCTGTCAATGCGTCTGGCATAAAGTCTCTATATAGAGCATTGCAACCCATTATGGTGCCTAGTTTTCTTAATCTTTCTAAATCAAAACCTAATCTTGATTCACCATTACCTATACAAAATACTCTACTCATTTAAAAATACTTCTTTCATTATTATTTTTGCCTCTGTCATATTAAAATTCAAAAATGGTTTTAATCTGGTAATCGTAGATGAGATTTTAGGCCATACGACTTTCTCACTAATAGTTTTGTCCCAATTTTTAAAAAACGCAAGGTGTTTATCCAGATAGATGGCGGTTTGGTAGTTAATCTTCCCTTGAATAAGTAATCGTAAGACTCTAGGATGTTGTCCCATATGAGAGCGAAAGCCATCATCAAAAGAAATGCGCTTACGGCTAAAGTCATCATTAATCCGTACACAATCGTCCCGAAAATGGTATCTAAAAGACTCTTTATACTTTCTATACTTGGCATAAGTCTCAGCACCTTCATTCGTTAATAAATCCCCTACCCAATTATCGCTATTGACAGCAAAATTACTAACAAAATAATCCAAGATATCTCGTTCATTATATCTTTTAGATAACTTATGAAAAAAATATCTATCTTTTCTTTTAGTGAACGTATCCAGTTTAGCATTTGTTTTACCACCATATCTTATATAATCGTATGAGTCTGTTGTGAAGTGTAGTTTAACACCAAGATACACTTTATATACATCAAATCCACCATACATTAATGTTTATCCCTATTTTCATCATAACCATAATCACCTATAATACTTATAATGGTAAAAAACACACCTAATAATATTATACCCCATAGACCTTTATCTACCTCTACAAATAATAAATGATATAAAAACTCTAAACCATTCATACAGGTAAAGTACCACCTTTTTTAACCTTTAACATATTAGCATTCAAGGCTTCTGCTTTGATTTTTTCTTTAAGTGATTTTGATATTAGTCTTGTTGTGGTTTCTACCTCAATATTGTTTGATTCGCAATAGTGAATTATTGCCTCAATATGAGTAATAGGTTTTTTATCTTTTACTATATCTAAAATTTTTTGTGTGAATTCTTTACTATTCATATCTCTTATATATCATATTCTAAAGTAAATGTAAAGCGTGGTGTTTCTGTTGCCAAGTACACCACAAACTCCGTTACCTAAAATTAGGCAGCAAGGGCAAAATTAGAATTGCCATTTAAATTGCGTTTAAGTTCGCCAACTATTACTCTCTTTAAAGTTTTTCGGTATGAGTCGAACCTACCACACCCCCCATAAGCACACCAAAATGTGTTTATGGTGGAGGTGGTGGGAGTTGCACCCACGTCCTCAATACGTATTATACTTTACGTCAACAAGTAATTCTATGTTCGCTCTTTGTGTGCATATGTAAAGTCAAAAGAGTGAGATACTATACAGCTTTCTAGTCCATCTGGACTTGTTAAAACAATAAGGTGTTGACTTCTATCTTTTGACACAAACGTATATACAAAGTAGGCGCTTGGATTATCGGCTTTTGCGCCTTCTCTCGCTACTGAAAACGTCTCTGGATTAAAATCAAACCTTTGTATGTACTGATTCACGACCTCACTAGGACCACATTGAGCAGGTAAACCTAACGGCGCTAGTCCGTACATACCTGGATTCTCTAACTCTGCTTGAGTATCGTGGTCTGCTTTTGCTTGAGTGATAAACACACCTAAGCTAATGAGCAATGCTAATATTATTTTCTGCATTTTTTCTCCTGTGAGACTTAATAAGGTTTGATTATTGATTTATTTTTGCTTTATTAAGTTCTTCATAATATTTATAAAAATCCTTAATAGCTTTCTCTAGTTGAGACAAATAATCTTTTTTCTGTTTTACAAAACTATTGCAACTGCCATCTTCGCCTGCTTGTAAAATTACAATTTGTTCTATTGGTTTACCGAATAGCTCTTCATACATAATTGCATAAGCAGTACATTGTAAGTAGTATGACTCATTCCAACTATCAATACGTTCTTTGTTTGCCGTCTTGAAGTCAATTACAGATAATTTACCATTATATTCTGCAATACAATCAACTTGACCAGCAAGGGTCAGTTTATGTGAGAACATAATTTTTTCTAAACAATGAATATTGTCAATCTGTTCAAGATATGGTTTTAATAATCTGAACATACCATTTGGCAATACATCATTTATAGTTTGAGGTTGACCTTTTAGGAATTGTTCAACAAGTGTATGTGTTGCTTTACCTCTACGTGCCGCTCTTGCCATTTCCCATTTGGCCGCTTCTTCGCCAACGTTCTTACGCCACTTTTCTAAACCTTCTTTTTTCTGTATTGATAAAATACTGGTGATTGATGGATAATTTTTACCATCAATTTGATAAAATCTAAATCCGTTTTGATTCATTCCCTTTGTGTTAGGGAATTTGCTTTGGTCTAATTGTACAAAATTTGCCATTATAATGTTCCTTGCATATAGTTCAGTAAGATAGCTAGTGCCAGTAAAAATCCACCGACACTAACTATTGCTAATATTATCTTCTTTAATTCTTTCATATAGTTATTATATAGCACCACTTCATAATTGGCAAGTCTAATTTGACCTGTACATCATTAAATGGTCATTTATTAAATCGGGACTTTCTCTTAACTTATCCCGGTCTTCTTTTCAACTAGGTACATATGACTCATAACAAGTCTTATTACTCTCATTCTTATATGCTCTCAATATTTGTTTACGGTTTTCACCGTCAGCACGATAAGAACAATGTACCCACCCCGAATTAGGTTCGTCTAAATTGTGGAATTCCAATATCATCTGGTCAAACTCACAATTCTCTGAAATCCACTTTACTAACTCAGCGTTGCTCAATCCAAACACCTCAAAATCCGCCGCCTGGCCTTT